AAGCTGTTGATGATCTTGTTAGCAAGGTTCAGGGGAAATTGAATTTCGAAGGAGAAGAAAAATGAAAAGCACAACTAAAGCAGCAATAACAATATCAGCAGTGTTCGCGGTATTATTCGTGCCGCCTTTATTCTTTGATACACCTTACGTTGAAAGCTTTGGTGAAACTGCTATCCGTTCTTTCTGTGCGATATTTGTCAGTATTGTTTTATGGGCTTTATTTCATAGGGTTAACGAGGTACGCCAAGAGCGAAGAAAGGATAGCCGCGATGAGATAGCGAGAAGCAGAATGCGCGGGTGTGTTTTGTTGTTGATGTTTGGCGCTTTCGGTGTGGCCTTGGCATTTACTTTGAATTATATTTTATGTATGGAGGGTTGTTAGTATGGGCGGAGTAATAAAAACATTAATCGGAATAAAAGCGGTTTATCGTGATCTTGGGGAAACAAAGAAATTTAAGCGAACCAAGCTTGACGGTAAGCGAGCAAAAAACACGAAAGAAGAAAACGAGCGTCATGTAAGTACGATAGTTAAAATGTCCATTGACGGTTTTGCTGTTATTAAAATAACCGAGGAAACAAATTGTTCTCCTTCTTACATCAACAAAATCAGAAATAAATTCGGTCTAGTAAGCAAGAAAAAGATAACTAAAAAACAGGCTTTTATTGATTTAATAAGGCGTGCTGAAAATTTTACTTATTCAGTATCTAGCGCAGCATTAAAGTTAGGTGTTAAGCCTAATGTTATTTATGGGATTATGGCATCAGTTCCACAGGTAAAGCGAGGAACTAGAAAAGGAGAGAAGAGTGGATTGTGGTATGACAGATACGAACCTAACCTTATTAGTGAAAATAGACGTAAACTGGGTTAGTTATGAAAGATAGATTAATAACGCTATCAACTAGGCAAGATGTTTATCGTGAAATTGATAAGTTTATGGGCGAAAACCCGCAAGTTAAATATCGCGTATCTTTGATTGAGATCAATAAAAAGCGAAGTCTTGCGGCTAATAGAGCTTATCAATCATGGATACCTGCTATATCTGACGAGCTGGCGTTAACGATACCAGAGGCGACGAGATATATTAAACGTAACTTTGGTTTACCGATATTGCTAGCTGATGATTATATGGGCCCGTTAATAGGCGAAGGGCTGCAGGCTAAAGGTTATTTTCAGCTAAGCTACGAGCAACAAATGATTGAAATGGAAAGACTGCCAGTAACAAGACTTTTTGATACCAAAATGCACAACAAGCTTAGAGATGATTTACAGAACTATTTTGGTTCGATGGGTTTAATTTTAGAATATAAGGGTTGATTATGATAATAAAACTACCAAAAGGATTGAGAATCAAGGTTGTCGATAATAATAACTTGATTTGTGATATTGGAACAAGAGCTACCATAACATGCAATGAGTCGGTTAATACAGATTCATTTTCAAAAGGTGTTATTGCTATGATAGACGGAGATTATATGGCTTGTATGCTGCCGTTCGATCAATGCGAAATAATTTTAGATTAGTTTAACAGGTTAAAGGAGGGAAGTGATGAATATAGAAAGTTTAAAATGTAATGCGTTAGAGCTTGATACGGCGCAAGTTGTTACAGGTTTTTATTATGCTGAAAATGGTTACTTTATGACTGATGATGCGCCTGATTATGAAAGGCCAGTTGTAAGGCATTATATTGTAGATGAAGGCGGTTTACATCGTGAAATTGCAGAATCAACATTATCATTAGAAAATGAAAATAGTTAAGCTATACGCCACCACTAACCGCCAGCATATATGCCCTGAGTGTAAAGGCTTATTGCATAGCGGTGATGAGGTAGCATTAACTAGAAATACTTATAGGCACCTACACTGCGAGCGCATTAGATTGCTTCACAGTGCAGGGCTTAGGTGGTTAGTGTCACAGTTTGCAAGTGGTTAAACTGGTGCGTAATATTTCTTATAGCGTGCCAGCATTAACTACGCCAGCATTATTCCAAATCTCACCAACAGCAACATCAGTATTAGGTAAAACAAGGCCATGGAGGCGCTCATACATACCTAAAGTTGGCGGTATAAATAAAGGAACTCCACGATTTAGATCATTATCAAAGAGCGTATATTTTAAATCACCACCACCAGCACCACTATTTGAACCAGATAAAATATTGTATTTATTTAACCCTGGAGCAAATAATAAATTCATTCCAACAGTGCCAACATAATCTTCACCAGTATACCCAAATAAATCAAAGCTATCAGTAGGGGCACCACCACCAACAATTGTAAAGGCGTGTTGATTGTGAGAGCCATCATTAGTTATGTAGGTGTTATTGGTAAATGTGAAAGCAGTGGAGCGACTCACTACAAACGGGACTGTATTGCCAAATGTGTTGCTACAACCTAAGCAAGCATCATTGACAGTATTGCCAATAATCTTAGGGCCTAAACAATTCTCAACTCTGATAGATGAATTGTTAACTATAGGGGCATTTCCTGCCGTTCTTTCCCATCCGCCATTGGATACAGTGTTATTAACAATATGAGGGAACTTGCAAAACTCAACTCGTATAGATTGATTCTGATAGTTTCTAACGCTATTATTCGATACGATTATCCCGTTAGCGTTATTAGTCTCAATATAAGCTAGGTTGATGGCGCTAGAACTTCCCACGCCAGACGATCCTGCCTGCTTAAGGGTGTTTTTACCTCCCTCTGACCAGTTTGTTGAAGAATTAAAAGACTCCTGTAGTCCGTCTTCGTCAAAGCACAAATAATCAATAGTGTTATTTGTGATGATTAACTCCTCTGTGATAGATGGCGCTCCTGCGGCGCCGCCAACATCAATCCCTCCGTGACTTACGCCTGATACAGCGCAAAGATAACCGTTTATTATGTTGTTAGTTATATGTACTTTTTTAACGGCTCCCCCTCCTGCTGTATTGCTTGCGCTTATGGCTGTTAATCCTGCGCCTGTAATTTCATTGTGAGCAATGATGTTGAGATTTGAAAATGAAGCCGCCGCTCTAACCGTTATGCAAGTACCTCCTGTATATCTTAGGTTATTATTTGAAATGTTAATTCCGCGTGCACCATTCATACGAATGCCGCTCGCGTTATTCCAAGTTACAAAATCCCTTGTTACACCTAAAAATTCAGCTTCATTATCTTTAACTAGGCCAGAGTTTTCAGAGCCAGTACAAAAGAACCCCATATCAGCCACTTCATTTTCAATGACTTTTAAATCACAAGCGTTAGCCCAAAATAAGAAAGTTGAAGTTAACAGCGTGGCACTTGCTGTTATTTTTTTAATACCGATATTTTTACGTCTAATGTCACCAATTGTTGCAGTAGCCGACCCCAATGTTAATAATCCGATCTTTTCAGTTTTAACTTCGAACCTTCCGTTTTTTATTTTAAAGTTATCAGCAGACCCGCCCACTGGCAAATGCCACAAACCGTTCTCATAGACGACGCCACCATCACCAACAGGATCGACAATTGTAGCTCCGACAGGGACGGTTAACTTAGCGCCATTTAACTCAACAGTGGTGTTTGATTCAGGCCTAAAAGCTTGTGAGGTATTAATAAAATATTCTTTACCAGCAATAAGCTTTAATTTTTTGCCGATAGAAGCTGTGTACGCAGCCTGAAGTGCTGGAGTATCAATGGCACCGTCGCCGACATCCCCAACAGCGCCATAAGGCTCAGGCCTAATTTCTCCATCTTTTATTTTTAATAAGGCATAGCCGCCACCAACAAGATCAGGACTACCAATTGATTCAGGTGAAGCGCCAGAAGTTACCGTATAACTAGCGCCGCCGCCAGAAAAGCCAGCTTTGCGCCTGACTGTGCGCAATACTTTTCCAGCTGGAAATGCTATTAAACTATCAACCATCATTTGCCACGTCGCAAACTCATAAGCTTGTGATAGGTCGTTGATTAGGCTTACATCTGCTGAATTCATGTTGTCAGCAAGCCTTAATGCGTTTGAGGTGTCGTCATTATCTGCTTCAGTAGCAGTTGGGAACATCCATAAATCGTAAGTATCTTCAATGTAAGGGATTATCAACGCGTCACCAGCCGAAACCATAAAGCCATCTTTATTGATTTCAGCCTTAGAAATAAATGCGCTTAAAGCTGAATCCGTAGCCATCGCTTTTGGCGTCGTTGTGCCTGGTTCGTATGCTTTTATCCAGTTGTTTTTATAATCCCTGTAATTTGGAGCTGTAAAAGCGATTGGTGAATATGCCATTTTATTTATCCTTTTGCGTTATTACTAGTGACTTAAAAGCTCTCATTTTTTTATTGAAATCTGGCGCGTCTTTTTTAAGCGCTTTTGCTGCGAGTCTTGCCGCTGCCGCTGGGCTTCCTGTTGTTGCGTCCATTACGTCCAGCCCTCCGCTGACTATATTTCCTTTTAATGAGTTAGGAGGTGCTATTTTAAATGCCTCGTTAAGCTTGTTGGTTATATGTCTTATGCTTGGAATATCATCTTTGAATTTTATTTTAAAATCTCCTAGCACACTATCGGCATCCATAAATAATTTATTTATCACAACCCCACTTGGGGCGTTTGAATCAACCCTCATGGCTTTGTTACCGAGTATTGATGAAGCTGATACTCTATCTTTTAAATCAATATCTTTACTCATAAGCTTATCAAAATCATTTTTTAATTTTATTGTTTTAGAGAATGACTCGTTAGCTTTCTTGTACTGCGGAGATATAGAGTCAAGCACTTCATCAATGCCGCTTGATAGGTTTTTTAATAACTGCTTAGAGTCACCTTTAACCTGCCCTATACCACCAGTGCCAGATTCAAAGTCTATATTATCTCTAATGGTTCTTTTTAATTTATGAGCAACATCAAAAGCAGGTTTACCATCTAATAGATCGTTTATTAAAACAGTCATTTTTTGCTGATTACCGCCATCAAACTTAGAGCGCGAAAAGTCAGGCGTAACCCATCCGTCATCACCTCTTTTAAATGTAACACCAAGTTTATTTAGTCCACTTAAAAAAGCATTGTTGGAACCACTAATATCTACATTAATATCTTTTAATGATTCTGCTGTCTTCCCTATCGTTTTTCCTGCACGAACATTAACTTTATCAATAGCAATAGCCCTTTCTAAAATTGATTCTCCAAGCGTGTTTGATGGTCTATTTGCATCGCCAAATAACGGCTCTCTCCTGCCCCTACTGATGTTGTCAAGCTGTTTATTGAGTATTTTTTTAGATGCTGGGCTCATGTTTTCTATTACTGCAACAGTGCCTTCAGCGACATGATCGCCACCTAGAACCTTTACAGCTCGCTTACTTGCCGGCCTTGTTATTACGTCACCAGTTTCATTAAGCGCTTTTGTAACCAATTCTATGTTTGGATTTCCTTTTCTAATCTCATCAGCCAATAATTGCTTTTTAGCTCTTGAGCTTTTGAGTAATTTATCATTAATAAACTTACCCGCAACTAATGGTCTAAGTGTATTTAATGGAGTTGTACCAAGCATGGGGGGAAGCACGCCCAAGACATCACCAATAGCTTTTACATTTTCCTGCCCCGCCTCTGTTCTAGGTGCAAAAGTAACATCTGAAGCCGCACTTTGAACTCGTTGCCTCGCCTGTTCTGGTGTTATTTCGCCAGTTAATGATCTTGCAATAGCGAAAGGTGTTTCCGCGATAGATGCTAAAGTACCCGCTGTTGCGCCAGTACCGATTGTTAATGCTGTCTCACCCAATCCTATAACCTCATCTAAAAAGCTATCCTCAGGCTGTACGGGCAATGGGCGAGCTAAGTTCTCTTCAGTAGGTACATCTTCGTTATTAAACTGCTCTGCTATTGGCTGCTGATCAAATAAACCTTGTGACTTAGCAAACATAAATATCTGCTCATCTGTTGCGCCTTCAGGGGCTTCAATTTGAATCTCACCCCCTTGTGGTGACTGTATAGTTACAATAGGCATTATCTGATCACCTTGAACCCTTGAAATTCATTTATACCAACTTCCGTTGGCTGCGTGTTAATTGCCTGCGTTTGCTTTGTCCTTACATTTCGCTCTTTTTGTGCGAGAAATGCTTCAAGCTGCGCCTTTCTTTGTGCTGGGCTAGAGTCGGGATTAACTAAACTAGCCTTTAAAGCCTCGCCTTCTGTGGCGGTAAATGCTGCACCAAAGGTTTCTTTTAACAAAGGCAACACTTGGTTGTCAACAATAGCTTCCATCTTAGCCTTCGCTGTAGCGCCCTTGGTTGATCCAAATCCTGACTGCTTAACAATAAAATCAAAAGCCTTGCCGCCTAATGTGCTGGTAGCAATATCTGTCAGTTCAAGCAGTTCATTTACAACTTCTTTAACCCCTGGTAATGATGCTTCCATTCTACCCAAATCAGTTAACACCTCGCCACGTTCAGTAGCTTCTTTTTCAGCGATTTTTACGGCTTTGGTAATTTGAGGCTTAAACTTTAATTGTGTTTTAGCCTTACCTGTTTCGGTTGCTGATGCTTCGGCAGCTTTTTGGGCCACTACTTGCTTACCTAAAGCTTCGTCTGTTGATATCCTTTCTTGTGCTGATGTACTGACTTTCGCCATACCTCCAAGCGCCCTTTTTGCTGAGTTTCTTTCTAACTCTGTAGCGTTCGGATCTTGTGCAATAGTTAATAGGTTTTGAAACTCTCGCTGACCTGCTGACTTTCCACGCCCTTGTTGTTGATTAAACAAATTAACAGAGTCACCTAGTGCAGACACAACCTGCTGCCCTTGACCTGCATCAATAAGAGCCAAACCTTCGTCAGTTGTCTCAGTTGGTAAGCCTTGTTGTATCAATTCCGCTTTTCTCTGCTCTAAAGCACCACGTAACCCAGTGTAATCACCGGTAGCTTGTGCATTTTGAATTACAGATGCGTTACCTACAGCAAAATCATTAACACTCTTAAGTACTCGCTGTTGCTGACCTAACCGTGCTTGCTGTTCACCTTGTGCAACTTGCTGTTGAAGCAATTGCTCTCTAAAAGGTTGTAATGCGATTTGCTGGTCTGATTGTTGTTTTTGTATTTCTCTATTTTGAATCTTTTGGCGTGTATTTTCAAACACATCAAGCGCTGAGCTTGCGTCTGGCACCCGTATGGCGAGTGATATTCTTGGATCTAAGGCCATTAGTGCTTCACTCCAATCATATGGTAATCAACTGTCATGTATCCGCTGCTATGAATCTTAATTGCCTCCGGCATTACGTCTTTCACTTCGTCAGCCATTACGCCAGATGATGAACCCGAAAGTCCTAGAGCAAAAGCGCTGTCATTCCAGTCCCAAGAGTAAACATTAAAACCATTCTCCTTGCCTTTATATGCAACATTCTCCTTAAGTGCTGGGTCTGAAAACATAGCAGCAATATCGCCGCCTAACTTTAATATGTTTTGTGCTGAATCTCCCCGAGCGTTAGCTTGACCTACAATTCCGCCAGCCTCGGCTGCAGCCTGCCCGGTTCTTAAGTTCCCTTGGTTGCCTGCAGTTGTTAATCCGAAGTTTAAAAGGTCACCAATAGATTGTTTTTGCTGCTGAATCAGTGGGGTTGAAGATAGCAGTAGATTTCTAGCGCTGTCCTCGCCTAATTGATTGACTTGCTCTAAGGTATCGCCGGCGCTTAATCTCCCCCTTGCCGCTGCTGACTTAAGTAGCGCACCTTGCGCGCGGTCTGTCGCTTGGTTGTTTTGTGCCAGCACTTGCTGAAACAACGGGTTATTCTGCAAAAAATCAAACTGAGCGCCTGCATCAGTTAAAAAACCTGCTTGCTCAAGCCCTTGCTCCCCTATTGCCTTAAAAGGATCAAACAATGCCGAAGCCTCTTGCGCCCCTAGCACTTGTGCATCTGCAGCTTTTCCGGCAGATTCAACCGCCGTTTTTCCTGTTAAATCTCTAACAAAACCCATGTTGAAACTCCAATACATTTACATCGTAAGCTTTACCGTTCTTTATATAGTCGTTTTCTTTAGTGTCAATTACTTTAAAGTTATTCAATAAAGCAAAATCTAAAACGTTTTTATATAAGTCTGGTATCTCTGCGTAAAGTGGTAGAGTTCCCTTGAATAAAAGAGATTGCTCACCAAATTTTAGCGCGTATTCTTTTCTGTACTTTGGCAAAACTTGCACATGACATTTGTTGCCGTCTAAATATTTGTGATAAACCATTAAGGCCACTATTTTTCCGTTAACATACCCCCCAATATATAAATACTCATCATTTACTGGTGGTTCAAAATCTTGTGCTAGCCCGCTGTTATCATCTGTTATTGTATCATAAATATCGGGATCGCATAACAGCGCTTTAATATCGTCTAAATCTGTCGTTTCTTTAACTATCAAAGCTCTCTGCCTGTAACTGTAAAATAGATAGAGCTAGCCGCGCTAGACTCTATTTTTAGTGTTGCGTTACCTGGTATCACTTGGTTGACAATACCTATGCCCAAGTCGTTCTCACCCCATACAACTATTTTAAATGGTATTTGTGGCTGCAAATCTCCGGCTTGTGTTTGTATATAGGCTGAATAACTAGCGTTAGCGCTAGATGTATTAGAAGCTGTAAAGCTTTCTATTATTACATCTTGACCTTGTGGAGCAGAATAAAAAACCTGAACTAAATCTGGGGCTGTATTGGATTTATTATCCACTATTTGCAGTGTTGCCATCATAAAACCCTCAATAAGCCAAATTTAGCGTAGTTAACCACGATGTTAGATGTACTATTTTGGTTTGCCACATATATGGAAATCGAGTCACCAGGATCAAGGGTAAATATACCAACCAAGCCTATATTTGTCGGCTGCGTGTTATCTGTACCAAGTTCTGTTATTTCTGAGGCCGGGTCATTGGGCAGGTCATTATATACCAATCTTGCAGTCAGTAGGTCAGATCCTCCACCAACCTTTTCAATAGTAACAGATCCATTAACTTGTACTTTCACTGGCTTTTCCATTAAGTTAGTAACATCACCATCAGCAGAAACCGAAAGCCTAGAAGCTTCGGAAAAAGACCAGTTACCTTGATTTATTTTCTCATAAGTTGCTGCCGCTGAAATAACAACCGTTGTCGGCGTTGTTAAATACGGGTTTGCGTCTATAGTGGAATCCTGTAGCCCTGAGTTATTCAAGAATGAAAATCTTACATCTTCAATAGTGATCCCTGACAATGGAGTTACATTCACTGTAAACTCGCATTGCTCAACAGTTGCTATAAATCCGCTTTCTATATTCGCATTGTTCGGCAAACCTGAGACACCTATAGTCCCAACAGCACCAAGTACTATATAATCAACTAACTCAAAGGTGCGATGTAATGATGTTGATAAGTCAAAGCCTGTAATCACGTTAGTACCACCGTCAATACGCATTCTTGACACTGTTATAGTGTCCCAGTTATCCGTACCTTCTAATGTAATCCCATCCGTGCAATCAAAAAAACCCGCATTAGTTACGTTCATAGAACGCAAGTTATCCAGCGTCCCACATTTTTGACAACTAACTATAGTTACTAGGCTTAAGCCAAATGTAGGTGAATTACCTACCGTTGCGCTAAAGTCAAAAGCCTGTGCGTTAGGGCATGATATAACGCCTCGCTCAATTAAGAAGCTTACATTCACCCCGGTAAACATTGTGCCAACACCAGTGTAAATAAGGACGTTTGCAAACGGGTTGTTACATGTTATTACGTTGTTTAATCCACATTGAAATCTGTCAGACGTCGAAACATTTCCACCTATTTGGTAGGTAATATTATCTTGTAGCGTTATAACCCCACCAGAAGGAGCTGGAAAGTCCTCGACACTGTTTACTATGACTATATTATTAGCATTAATAGCTGAATCATATAACTCAGAAAAGTTACTTTGTGTTTTTGTGAATGCATCGAAAAGTGTATCACCCTGCTTCCCGTTGGCTGCCCCAATATTAATATCTAACTGCGTCATTATGCTGTTACCTTGTCGGTCGTTATCCGCGTTGTGTCGGTGGTGAATCCTGTAGTATCTGTTGTAAAATCAGGCATTCCGTCTATTTGCTTTTGTAGCCATTGTGTTTGAGATGTAAAAGCTCCCGTGCTTGAGTTCTCTAAATCTGATATTGGGTCACTAGCTCCGCCTAGTTTTTGATACAGTTGAAATATGACGGTGTTCTGCTGCTCTATAAACGCCCTAACCTCTCTGTCTTGAAGAAAGGCTTTAGGTATTCTTAAAAATGGTGGCGGATTTACTGGGTTAGCCATTATTTACCAGCCAAACGCAAATCAATAGTCGCGGAATAAATAGAGTAGTTCACAGGGTCAGTAGTTGATATACGAAAGATGCGATCATAAAAAGAACCTAAATTGTACCATTCAACTTGTAACGTAAATTCACCCAAACGACCAACACGAGGCCATGAGCCACCATTCCAAGTATTGCCACCATCATCAGAGTATTCAATCATTATGCGGGGATTATCCCCCTGTCCTGATATGACACCAACGCCAGTCTCCATGATAAGCTTAAGCTCTGACATTTGAACTCGCTTACCTCTTGCGTTTAATAACGCACCATTAGCCGCTTGAGTTACCCTTACGCGCTGTAATGCCTCATCGTTATTCATGTAGGTATCTAGGTCGAGATTGTATATATTGCCATTAGATACATCAGCTACGAACAATTTACCGTAAGCATCTAAGATTGATGTACCTTGATACTTAGTTGAATCTAAAGGATTGCTAACACCGCTTGATATTTCAAACCAGCCGTTAGAACCTAATGATTCACTAACTACAAAGGTTTTATTTCCACTTGGAAAGGTAATAGAGTAAAAATTCTGACCTTCAAAAGTAAATGTGTTGCCTATCGCGTCATCAATTTTAGAGTACTTCTGTATTTCGTTTGATATTGCATCTGTACTTATTCTGTTCTTAGAGCCCGCTGCCGCTTGATATATAGCAAAGTCATCACCCAGCCAATAAAAAGCTTCGTCAGTTTCAGCAATTGAGTTAATAGCCGCTAAACCTACGGTGAAAATTCTGCCTTGTAACTTCTCGATAGGTGGAGCGCCTACGCCTGAGTTATACCAACCAACAATTGAGCGAGTTCCGCAACGATATATAACCTCATCAAAAACATAGTCTCTTACTAAGTCATCCGGTAACGTTTCTTCACCAACAATATTTAAACCGCTAGCCTCTGCGCCATTGCCAACATCTGAAACAGTTGAAAACCTATCTTTAGTGTAAATAAATTGATTGTTGAAAAAGTCTACTGATTTTGATCCGGTAATATTAACGTTCGTTACCTCAGTGACTAAGTTTGTATCTGTTGTATATTGCCATACCTTCAAGTCAGCAACGATAAACATGTTGATACCGTCATCTCTGATAATTGCTCGGCCTGTCCCTGGTATCGCTCCTCGCAAAGTATGAGTGCCATTGCTGGAAATTTCATACAGTGAAGTACCTTTAACTTGATAGAGTATCTCAGCCATACGATGAAAACCGCGATCTATACCAACCGCATTACCAATCAACTTTAGACCAGGGAACGGCATTAACGTATAAGCGTCTTTGCCTTGCTCGTTAAGTTGCTGGTACCAGTTCTGTGTACGCTGACTAGATAAAGGTCTAGAACGACTTTGATATGATGGCCCTGTTACGTTTACCGGTATTGTTTGAAATGTCATTACGGACACCAGCCTTGAGTTTGCTGTGGTTGATTGCCGTTTCTGGCTTCTAGCTCTGATTGATTTGCTGACTCTATAGCGCTGATAAAATTAGCAGTATAAATCTGCTCTTGCTGACCATCTTGAGAACGAATAAAAGCCTGTCTTAATGCGCCATATAAATATATATTGGGGTATTTATCAAGAATGATGTTCGTTTGGTTATCTTCTGTTAATGGGGCGAAATCTTTAAAATAATCAAATGTTACTGAATATTCTTCTTGAGGGATTATATCAAAAGCCAACTCATTACCCTGAATAGTAAAAAACCATGGTGTGCCGGTTTCGCTTCTGACTTGTAATTGCCCAGGTGTTCTAAACTCTAAACTTCCCACGCCACCATCTAATACAATAGAAAAATCTCTAGACTTTTTAAACCCAGTAGGTAAAGCCAAGTATCTATCTGTAGTACTGGTTGTTGCTGTTGATATTGTTTCGGCTTCACTTATTTTTAGTGACTCTGATGGGTTTGATAGCATCTCTTTTTCTGCTAACAATATAAAATCATCTATCTCAGTATCAAGACTAGAGCCGCGCTCAATTCTGTTTGATATTACCTTAAATAAATTATCGTACGTATCTAGTGCCATGATTATTCCTAGATAAAAGGGAGGTATTACCCTCCCTTATTTTATCACTTAGACTTAGCTTTTGCCGGAGCTTTAACTAAATCCATCCAACTACCAAGCTGTTTTTTGCTTTCTATTTCAAACTCTTCATTCACTTTTCTGAGTTTTCCATAAAAGCCAACTTTATTAGCTTTTACTTTCATACATCACCCTACACTATATCGTAGTTGTTGTTGTAGTCAGTTTTAGCATCTACCATTGAATACGGCTGTAAATAAGCGTCAATAGTATGAGTTGGTGAAGTTCCGCCAGCAACAAGATTTAAGCGCAAGTAGCGCTCATTTGTTAGCCCGATTGGAACAACGATTTTTTGACCTGCAACTAAATCAGCAGTTACCGAGGATGTGCCGATAGTGGTAGCACTAGAAAACGAGTCATTGTCGTCAGTCTGAACAACAACCTGTAAAGTAGGGCTTGTTCCGCCTGCGTCAACTGAAGAGCTAACCATTACAGCCATATGCTCACCCGGTCCAATATCACGATCGACACCTAAGTCAATAACATTTGTAGAAACTGCTGTAGCTGTTAAAGCTTGGCCGTCAGCAAAGGCTTGTTTTGAATCAATAAACATAATATTTCTCCTTAAGAAATTGCTGCTTCAGTGTTAACGATAGTATCCATAATTTTAACAGGAGTACCAAGAAACATAAGTTGATGAATGTTCTCACCAAACTGGTTAATAGCTGGCTCAATTGTTACGGCTGCTGAGCTTTTATCAAGTGCAGCTAAGCGTAAATGTGAAGCAACTGTGCGGTTAACATAAAAACAATCTTTAACAGATGTAATGTTAGGCAAGCGATCTTGTGCGCGAGCCATTAACTTAATGATTGCCGTTGCTGCTGATGCCGCTTGTGTGCCAGTTTGAGCAACTAAATCGCTAACGTCGATGTTTGCAATACGAACAGCATAACGCCAATCTTTAACAACTAAGCCATTGTCCCATGTGTACAAGTCAGAGAATGCACGAAAACGATTGTTATTATCGTCAAACGCGTCAATCTCACCTAAATCTTGATGATCCATCCCAGCTTTAGAGCCTTTAGGATAAACACCGAACACAGTATCAGAACCCCAACCAACCAATAAGATTGATGTGTTGTCTGAACCTGCACCACCAGCAAGTAAGATATTCTCACCGTTTGGCGCTGAAGTGTCACTGTAGCGAGGCATAAAACCAACGTACTCTTCAGGGTTTGAAGCTGTGCCATACATCAATGTAGTGGCTTGCGTTTGTCCCATTGATTCAACAAAAGCTTTTGACTCGCTTAAGCGGAATGTTTGCTGATTACCATTTAACTTAGCAACCTTAACATCAACTTCTGAACGAGCTTCCAACATTGCTGCATTCTCTACAACTTGCGCTGTAGTTGATTTTGATTTAGGTACACCTTGGTTAATTTGTCGGTAATATGATGTAGGCAAACCAGTACGAATGGTTACCTGTTCACCTGTTGGTAAGTTACCTTCCTTAAATGGCATATCTTCTAGTGCCATGTTTGATTGAGATAACATTTCAACGATCATCGGGGTTTTACCCTTTGGATCGTTACGCTTTGCCCAATCTGTAAGCGTTAATACATTGTTTCCAATAGTAGCCATGATAGCCTCTCGTTATTGTTTGCCGTAGAAGATTTCTTCTGCCGACTGATTAGATGATTTTGCCGCTGGCTTTGATGCCTTTGGCGTTTTAAGTACTTTCTTTTTAATAGAAGTTACTTTGTTCTTTTGTGCGTTGTACCTTGAGGCATCAACAATTGTTTTCCAGTGGTGCGAATAAGTAACTGCATTAATTTCTTCTTGAGAGTAACCAGCATCACTTAAGTATTTAGCTGCAACTTTCATATCAGACTGAAATGCATCTGTTAGTTTTCCGTCGTTTTGCCATGCAGGATCGTAACTATAAAAATCATTACTTTCTGCAACAAG